AACAGTTCCATTCTTATCAGCTCCTAGAGTATTTCAGGTTAAGCCAAGAACATTTGAAGATGTTGAAGCCGCTGAGCAGAATGAGTTACTTCTGAATTATCAGATGGAAACACAGTTGAATAAAACTAAGTTCATTAAGAATTTAGTAAGAGTAACTGTGAATGAAGGAACTGCAATTGTAAGAACAGGTTGGAAGAATGTAACTGAGCCTGCTATTCAGCAAGTACCTTTATATAATGAGATTCCACTTGATCCTAATGATCCTAGACCTGAAATACAGCAGATTGCTCAACAGATTCAGCAGGCTACAGAGCTAAAGCACTCTAATCCTCGTGGCTTTAAGGAGCAAGTTCCTGAAGAGATACAGGAATCAGTAAATGCTACTGAAGAGAAAGGTACACCTATATATTGTGAACCTACTGGCTCATACCAAGAAGTACCTTATGAGAAGGTTATTGAGAATCACCCTACTTTAGAGTTACTAAACCCACAAAACGTATTCTTTGACCCATCTGTAGAAGATAATCTTGATGATTGTATGTTCATTATTCAGTCCTTTGAGACTAATAGAGCTGAACTTATCAAAGCAGGTGTTTACAAGAATTTAGATAAGATTGATTGGAAGAGTTCAGATCCTCTCTCTGATCCTGATCATGAATCAAATACTCCCGCAGATTACAACGCCAACATTGAAGATACTCTAAGACGTAAGCAAGTAGCTTATGAATACTGGGGATATTGGAATATCAACAATGATGACAAGTTAGTTCCTATCGTTGCCACTTGGATTAACGATACTATGATTCGTCTTGAGGAAAATCCTTTCCCTGACGGTAAAGCTCCTTTCGTTGTAATACCTTATTTAACAGTTCCTCGTTCTCTATATGGTGAACCAGATGCTTCTCTACTAGAAGAACATCAGAAGATTATTGGTGCTGTTACTAGAGGTATGGTTGACCTCTTAGCTCATTCTGCAAACTCTCAGCAAGGTTTCGCAAAGGGTATGCTCGACCCTATGAACCGTAGAAGATTTGAGCTTGGAGAGAACTATGAGTTCAATGTAGGTATTAACCCACAACAGGGTTATATCATGCACACCTATCCTGAGTTCCCACAATCAGCTCTGACAATGCTTCAGATGATGAACAATGAAGCTGAGTCACTTACTGGTGTTAAGTCATTTAGTGGTGGTATTTCAGGAGATGCTTACGGACAAGTTGCAGCAGGTATTCAAGGTGTACTAGACGCTTCATCTAAGCGTGAAATGGATATTCTGTATAACTTAGCTGAAGGTATGAATGATATTGGTAAGAAGTTAATCGCCTACAATTCAGCTTTCCTCTCTGATGAGGAAACTATCCGCATTACAAACAAAGAGTTTGTGACAGTAAATCGTGAAGATATTAAAGGCAACTTCGATTTACGTGTTGACATCTATACTCCTGAATCTCAGAACGCAAAGGCTAACGATATTGGCTTCATGTTACAGACTATCGGCCCTAATATGCCTCCTGACATTCTAATGAAAACTATGGGCAAGATTGCAGACCTTAAGGATATTCCTGACTTGGCTCAGCAATTCAAGACATGGCAACCACAACCAGACCCTATTGAAGAAGAGAAGAAACAGCTTGAGAACGAAAAAACCAAGTCTGAAATTGCTCTTAATAACTCTCGTGCTCAGAAGGAATCAGCTAATGCTGAAGGTCAGAACATTGATAATGCCCTGACTGTTACTGGCACTAAACATCAGCAAGAGATGGAGAAACAACAGGCTCAAGCTGAAGGCAACATGGACTTAGAGATTGCTAAGAACATGATGGCTCCTGTAAAGCAAGGAGAGTTCAAACCAAATCCTGATGCCGCAGTTGGTTGGAAGTTATCTCGCAAAGCTCTTCAGAGAGCAGCAGATAATAAATTCAATCCTGCTAATCAAGAGACTATGAGATTGCCTAACGAGCAGTCTCGTTTAAACCAAGCTAATGCTCAACTCGCTAATCAAGCGACTAATCCTGCATTAGATAATCCAAACAACATTAACTATCGCCCAAATTGGAGAGCTTAAACCAAAATGACAACTAACGTCACTGCTGATGAATTACGTCAGCACAAAGATCGCTGTTTACACATTATTGAAGTAGATAAAGCACTAACCAGATTAGAAGCGAACAATGACTTTAAATTGGTACAGGAATACATCTTTAAAGAGACTCTTCTGAACCATGTGCAAATAGGATTCAATCTAAACAATAACAATGAATACGCTAAGCAGAACATCAAATTGGCTAAGGCAATTAGCCGTGTAGGAGATTTCATAAAGAATCTTCATGCTGTAGCAGAGCATTGTGAACAGGATTTACAACACATTGATAACGATATTTTAGAAGCAGAAGCGGAGGAATAACCTTATATGCATGATGAGGATTTATTAGACAATGGAATTAGTGATACTAATACTGATGATATGGTGGATAACGAAGATTTAGACATCTTCGATATGTCCGATGAGGAATTTGAAAGCGCAGACGACAAAGGCGAACTAGAGTTCCAGAAGAAAGAAGAGGATAAGGACAAAGACACTTCTACTGAATCAGCCAATAACGTAGAAGATGAAGATAAAGACTCTTCAACATCAGATACCGACAAAGAAGATGAATCAGATAAAAACAACAACAACCATCAGCCAAATGGTAGTTCTACTGATTCAGAAGATGAAGAAGAGTCTAAGGAAGATAATACCACTAAATCAGTTACTGATACTAATAAAGACACAAATCCTGAAGAGAAACCACGAAAAAAGAGACATTCTCAGGATAGATCTCTAACTCCTGAGCAGCAGGAAGCTTTAGAAAAGAATATTGCTGAGCAGACTAAAGATTTAACCTCTGAGGATTATGAAAAGGCTTATAAGGACTTATTAAAGCCATTATGGGCTAGAGGTCATAACTTTACTCCTAGAAATATTGAGGAAGTTAAAACCTTAATGTCTCAAGGTGTGGATTATCTATATAAGACACAGCAACTAGCAAAGTCTCGCAAGCAGGTTGAGTTATTACAGCGTGAGAACATTTCTGATGCGGATTTAACCTTCCTTATTGATTTAAAGAAAGGTGATCCTGAAGCTGTTAAGAAGTTCTTTGCTGATAACAAACTTAATCCTTATGACATTGATACATCAGAAGAGGTTAAGTATCAGCCAAAGACTCAGATGGTAGATGATGCTACCTTGGCTCTAAGAGACAGTGTAAATAACCTTATGGCAAAGCCTGACGGCAGAGATTGTTATAACGAGTTAGTTAATACACTGGATACAGAGTCTCAAAATTATTTCCTGAAAGAGCCACAGTTGTTAGACACATTCTATCAACATCAGCACACTATTGTAGGAAATAACAAATCTTTATATACAATCATTAAAGAAGAGATTGATCATGCTAAAGCATTAGGTCAACTTCCTCAGAATATGACATTCCTAGATGCTTATAGGACTGTAGGAGACAATTTACTACGAGTAAATCAAGCTGTTAATCAGCCATCTTACAATCAAGTAAATCAAGTTCGTTCTACCACAGCACCCGAAATACATCAAAGACTTGGTTCCGTTCAGAACAGAGCCAATACCAATGAGAAATTAAGGTCTGCTGGGGTTTCACCTAAAACAAAGGCAACACGATCAAAGCAAGTAATTGATCCATTCGATATGCCAGACGATGAATTTCTAAAGCAATTCGATGGTCGTTTATAAATTGTTTTAAGTAAAAGGAACGACAAATATGGCTAATGAGCTAGCAATTAACTATGACCCTGGTTATGAGGGTCAAAACGCAGGTAAATCATCCATTGATTACAACTCAAACTCAGAGCAGTTACAGACCTTCAAGTGGATTAAGAAAGCTCTAGTTGAGACTCGTAATCAGGAGTTCTTCGGTCAGCTTGCAGATACTACCACTATGCCTAAGCACTTCGGTAAGAAGCTGAAGCAGTATCACTACTTCCCTGTATTAGATGATCGTAACCAAAACGATCAGGGTATTGATGCTTCAGGCACAACCTCAAAGAACGGTAATCTGTATGGTTCTTCTCGTGATTTAACTACCATTGTTGGTGCTCTACCTACCTTAGGTGAGAACGGTGGTCGTTACAACCGTATCGGCTTCTCTCGTGGATTGATTGAGGGAACCTTCGCAAAGTACGGTGTGTTCTATGAGTGGTCAAGAGAGTCTCGTGAGTTCGACTCAGACCCAGAGCTAGCACAGCACTGTTTACGTGAGCTGTTCAATATGTCTCATCAGTTGAATGAGGACATGATCCAGATTGACCTTCTGAATGGTGCTAGAACTGTAATGTTCGGTGGAGCAGCAACCAAGAACTCAGAAATCACTGGTGATGGTGATACTCCATCAGAACTGACATACGATATGTTAATGCGTCTTGATGAAGAGCTAACCGAGAACAAAACTCCTGAGTCAACTACCATCATCACTGGTACTCGTATTACTGATACTAAAACAGTGGATTCTACTCGTATCCTTTACTGTGGTAAGGAGGTAGTACGTGCTCTGCGTAAGCTACGTGATCCATTTGGTTCACCTGCTTTCGTAGGTCGTGAGAAGTATGCTGCTGGCAAGTCACTGTTAAACGGTGAGGTTGGTGCAGTTGGCCCATTCCGTATCGTACAGGTTCCAAAGATGATTCGTTGGTCTGGTGCAGGTGCCACCGCTGCTGCTGACGGTACTGGTAAGGCTAAGTACATTACCTCTAACGGTAAGTACGATGTATTCCCATTACTGTGTGTAGGTAAGGGTTCATTCACTACTATTGGCTTCCAGATTGGTAAGGGTTCAGGTGGTAAGTTCCGCATCATCACCAAGGAAGGTCGTGAGTTAGCATCTCGTGATGAGCCATTCGGTGAGGGTGGATTTACCTCAATGATGTGGTACTACGGCATGATGATTCCACGCCCAGAGCGTATTGGTCTAATCAAGGTCGTAGCTCCTATTTAGTTCCAGTAACTAAATAACTTGGACTAGGAAAAATATCCCCGATTTAGATAATTGCTAGGTCGGGGATTTTTATATCTATTAACAAGGAAATATCAAATGGCAACATATACCGAAGAAGAAAAGAAAGAGTTAGAAGCCTTAAGAAAGAAGGCTGAACTATTAGGAATTGCATTTTCAGGCAATACTTCACTAAAGACTTTACGTGAAAAAGTTGAGGAAGTAATGGGAACTGCTGAAGAGCAGGAAGCCAAGGCAGATGAGTACCAGTCAATTTATGATGAGAAGATGCGACTAATCCACTGTGAAGTTCAGTGTCTTGATCCAATGTACCGTAATGCTACAGGTACTTTCGTTTCTCTATGTAATGCTGTTCTTGGTTCACACAAATACTTTGTGCCATTCAATACACCTATTCATATTACCAAGTGGCTATATGACTACTTAACTGATTGTACTTACATTGACCGTGCAGAGAAAGGCAAGTTAGGTCGTGATGGCAGAACTCATAATAAGACTGTAAATACTGAGAGAAAGTCTTATGCAATTAAAGATCTCCCTCCTATGACTGCTGAGGAGCTTAAGAAGCTTGCAGACGATCAACAGCTCTCAGGCAGATTAGAGGAAAAACAAGACTAATCCCTGATTAAGCTCCAAAAATCTTAAAAATTGGAGCTTATTTTTCTTAAGCTCCAGAAAATGCAAATTTTGGAGCTTATTTGCTAACTTACTAACACTAAATAAAGGCTACATAATGGCGGAAACTACCAAATATCTTGATGATATGAGATCGCTTGAGGTCTTAGATTCTTTAACAAGGAACCTAGACTTCTCTATTCCTAATGTAGATTTTAATGAAGATGCTCTGAAGATACCTCCTGAGCTGATTGAAGCATTAAAAGATACTCCACAGAGAGTCTCAAAAGAAGCTGTTACAGATATTGATTTTCAGCATTATAAAGAGACTAATTGCCATGAAATCAAGGGAAAAGGTACTTTTGATTTATTCATGGAAGCCTTCCAAACTCACCTAGAAAGAGAGTTTAAAGAGAAACGTATTTCTGGTGCTGATTATGCCAATGCGTATACCACTTTGATTGGTCAAGCCATGAACTTTGCAATTCAGTTTGAGCTTCAGAAAGAGAAATCCCGTTGGGAAGGTATCTTGGCTCAATTACAGGCTATCAATGGTGCTTATGCTATCTATAAAGCCAAGATAGAGCTTGCTATTGCTCAAGGACAGGCATTAACAACTAAAGCTCAGTATGCAGGTGCTGTTGCTCAGTTGGGTATCTTAGACGCTCAGTATGGCAATACTTTAGCTCAGCATGACAATATCCAAGCACAGACAGATAAGGTTCGTGAGGATATTAACCTAACTGTTAAGCAGGAAGGTCTAGTTGCTCAGCAGACTACATCCTTTAAGCGTAGAGATGAATATAACGCTGTTAAGCTACAGGCTGATGCCTTCACTATTCAGAAGTCAACAGATGAAGGAACTACTGCTCCTCCAATCTTCCAGTCATCTCAGATTAACACCAATATCTCTAAACATATTAAGAATGTAGGACTATAAAATGGGACTGTTTAGTAGTAAGAAAAAGACCTTTTCAGGAGTAGGCTCTGCTGTTCAGAATATGCTCGATGGAGATGTTGAGGATGTTCTTACTACTACAGTTGTGTCTGCAACCTTAGCTAAAGAGAATTTTGCTGATGCCTTTATTAAGAACCTGAAAGATGGTTCAGGCAGACAGCTTATTAGACTTATGGATTATGCTCAAAGGCATAACTACAACAGTCTTTTAGGTTGGAATACCACTAAATTACGTGGTGAAGTATTCAATAACAGTTCTGATTATGTAAGTTATCTTACCAATCTTGTCTATCCTTCTTTTTCGGCAGAAACTCAATCTGAACCAAAGGAAATAGCATCTACTGAGCCTGTAAGTCGTAAATACTACAGGGGTGAAGATGAATACGAGGATAGAAGATTTACTAGGACTAAAGAGGTTGCTACAACCGATGATAATGATAGTTACAGCGTTAATGTTCTAACTTATTATCAGGGTTCCAATACTGCCTTCTTAGCCTTAAATCAGATTATTGCCGATTCAGGAATATCCTTTTTAGATAAGGTTGATGAAAGTTCTACTACACTACAAGAGCAATTCTATGTGGCAGTTAGTACCACTAAATTCGAGAAGTTAAAGCAGAATTTATCCGTAATTATCTTAGATGAACAAAAAGGAGAGGATGTTGAATTAACATCAGATAAAACTCTGTATTTGGCATCTAATGACGCTTTTGATAATCCAGATCTGGAAAACCTTAACGAAAGCGAAACAGAAGCTAAAGCTGTTACTGGTTCAGAATTATTCCTGAATGACGTTGCAGCATTGGCTCAGATTCGTCAAGACTTCCTAGAAGATGGCATTACCGAATTAGAGCTAGATTCTTCCAAGCCAAGTATTCAAGTTGTCAATGTTGCAGTAATGATGAATACCTACTGTGACAGAACTTATGAAGAAATCCCTGTGGAAGAAGAGGAACCAACCGAAACAGAAACTGACACAGAGACAGAGGAAACAAACGAAGAGGAAGAACCAAAGGAGCCTGAAAAGAGGCTTGTTAAGGCTGAAGCTCATGGTGCTTGGGTCTTTGGAAAAGCTATCCTCATCGTTGCCTCGGAATCAAAATCTTCTAAGAAAAATCTAGTTGCTTCAGTCGAAGTTACTCACACTAAAACTAAGACAACTTCTATAACAACTACCGAGTATTCTGTAAGAGAAATCTATAAGAATGGCGAACTCATTTCATCTGAAGAAGTAGAAGGAGCTTCAAATACTGAAACTACCACTGATGTTCTCCTAGATGAAAAATCTACCCATAATGAAAACTATGTTTATGGCTTAGGAAATGAGTATTTAGATGCTATCCTTGATAACACTAAATCTTTCCAAGATTCTTTCTGCCCTATTCTCCCTATTAAACGTTGGGGAAGTTTATCTGATTCTTCCTGGGGAGCTTTATACAATGCAGAGAGAAAACTCTACAGAAAGATTACAGCTAAGCCTTTATCCGCATGGGATAAGCTTGTAGAGAGCTTCTCTAACTTGGAAGCCAACATTAAGAATGTTGTGTACTTCCCTTCTGTTCCTATCAATGTAGATGAGACTTATTCTAATCAGTATCTATTCTATTTCTTCAAGTGGTTAGCTGTTAATTTTGGTGGTATGGCTGCTTGCGGAACTAATATCAATCTGGATTTAACCTCAAATTACGATACTG